AGAACAAGAAGACGGTCAAAAGTCTGAGGAGTCTCAGGAAGATGCTCCCTCACCCGCAGCACCCGCAGGAAAAGGTGCTACAAGTGGTAAGACTTATGGCGATGACTTGGAAGCAGTTACAGATTCACTCCTAGAAGAATCAATCCAAAACCTTGTTGACACCGAGTCTGCTCCTATCACTTACATCACTATCCCAGAGATCAATCTAGAGAAAACTGTTGTTAAAACTGACGAATGGGTTAAGTGCCTTGAGGACTACTGGACAGAGCATGAGCAGTTCGAGTTCGCAGAGATAGACGCAGAGTGGAAGAAATATAAAACACAATCACTGAAGGAAGTTAACTACCTTGTCAAGGAGTTTGAGATGAAGAAGAGTGCGTCAGCATACGCACGTACATCAGTGTCTAAGACAGGTGTTCTTGATACATCAAAGCTTTTTCAGTACAAGTACAACGATGACATCTTCAAGAAGATCGCAGTAACACCTGATGGTAAGAATCATGGTCTAATCTTCAACCTAGATTGGTCTGGTTCAATGGCAAACGTACTCTTCAGCACCATGAAGCAGTTACTAAACCTAGTCCAGTTCTGTAAGAAGACAGGCATTCCATTCGAGGTATATGCTTTCACTAATGAGTGGGATCGTGCCAACGCAGAGAGAGTTGATAACCCTATCGAGAATGAAATCATTATCGAAGGATTCAACATGATCAACTTTGCTTCTAGTCAACTCAAGACTAAGGAACTAGAGAAGGTTATGAAGTATATGTTCAGACTTGCTTTCAGCATGACATATAGACACTCACGTTTCAATGTACCTTACAAGTTATACCTATCAGGTACACCACTTAACGAAGCAATCATCTCAATGAGACAGATTCTTCCTCAGTTCATCAAGAACAATAATGTAGAGAAGTCACACATCATTAACCTAACTGATGGAGAAGGTTCATACATCATGAGAAACAAGAAGTGGGGTCACTATGACTACGACAAACTTGTATCAGGTAACATCGCTGATTGTCAGTTACGTGACCGTAAGGTAGGTAGAATCTACAAGACATTCGGTTACGACTACTATGGTTCTAGTCACACAGACATCTTTGTTGAGAACCTAAAGGATAACTTCCCTAACACTAACGTTATCTCTATCAGACTATGCTCTGGTCATGATTTCAACAGAGTGACATGGGATATGGACTTCGATACTAAGGAGAGGGTAAAGTCAGAGTGGAGAAAGCACAAGTCATTCATCAACCTTAACTCAGCATACACAAGATCACTCTATATACATACAGGATCTATAGATGAGACTGAAAATGAGTTCACTGTTAAAGAGGACGCACGTAAGCAAGACATCTCTAGAGCATTCAAGAAGTCACAAAAAGGTAAGGTTACTTCTAAGAGAATATTGAATGAGTTCATCTCAGTTATAGCATGAAGCCACAGGTACATAGTCTGTTCCCCACCCCTGTCTTCCAGAGTGAAATACCTCTGAAGGAGGGGTGGTTGGAATATGTAAAGACATTAAATTATGATCGCACAGCGATGGACAATGGATATATCAGTAGAGATAGAGATATATTTTCACACCCAGAGTTACGTTCACTTAAGCATGAGATATCTGACGCAGTAAAATACTTTGCCTATGGGCATCTAAAGGTATCTGACTACGTTTATATTGATGTGTGTAGGGCATGGGGTATCAAACATATGCCTAACGACTGGGCACAAAATCATTGCCATATGAACAGTATATTCTCAGGTATATACTACCTAGATGTGAGTGAGCATAGCGGAGATCTGGTGATAGAGAAGGGGCAACACTCAACTAATTGTTTCATGACCACACTCACACCTGATGTAAATTATTTTAATCAATATACACAGCAGAGTTGGAGAGTAAAACCTGAGAATGGTATGATCTTAGTTTTTCCTAGTCAGGTTATACATAACGTAGAAAAGAATAAGACCGATCAGGTAAGATACGCAGTAGCTTTTGATGTTTTTATACGTGGGAAGTTTGGTCATTATGGTGGGTCAGATGTGACAATAAAATAAGTGTCCACAATAGCTTCACAAGTAGTGCTTGAGGCTATATTATTAATACATAAGCAATTCACACAGTATTATGTCTTCAAAGAACAGAGCACAAGAACTTCAAGCACGTTACGGTAACAACGTAACATCTACTCAAGTCAATGAGTACATCGCAGAGGTAGGTATCCGTTACTCTACTATCGCAAAGCAACTTAAGAAGTACAAAGTACCTAACACTAAAGGTCAGTGGAATCTTGCGTCTCTTGCTTCACAGAGACAGGCACTAGAGGACACATTTGTTGCGTCACCATCGACAACTCCAACAACTTCTGCTACACTAAAAACAGAGCAGAGTATTGTACAAAACTTAGTTCCAGTTAAGGATGCTGAGTTCGTACCATTCGGTAACTTCAAGGATGTCAAGAAAGTCTTGGGATCTAAGCAGTTCTACCCTATGTTTATTACTGGTCTATCTGGTAACGGAAAGACATACTCCGTAGAGCAAGCATGTGCTGCTCAGGGACGTGAGTTGATCCGTGTAAACATTACTATTGAAACTGATGAGGATGATCTTATTGGTGGTTTTCGTCTTGTTGATGGGGACACTGTTTGGCACAATGGTCCTGTCATAGAGGCACTTGAAAGGGGTGCTGTTCTTCTACTTGACGAAGTTGACCTAGCATCTAACAAGATTCTATGCTTACAATCTATCTTAGAAGGCAAGGGTGTCTTCCTTAAGAAGATCGGTAGGTATGTAAAACCCGCAGCAGGATTCACAGTGATCGCTACTGCTAATACTAAAGGTAAGGGATCTGATGACGGAAGATTCGTAGGTACTAATGTATTGAACGAAGCATTCCTTGAGAGATTCCCTATCACATTCGAGCAGGAGTATCCTACACCTGTAACCGAAGCAAAAATTCTTGCCTTCCACTGTGATGACAAGGACTACATCAAGCACCTATGTGATTGGGCAGACATCATCCGTCGTACCTTCAAGGACGGTGGTATTGATGAGGTAATCTCCACACGTAGACTCGTACATATTGCTAAGGCATATGCTATCTTTAATGATAAAGCAAAAGCTATCTCTACTTGTATCAACAGATTCGATGACGAGACCAAGCAAGCATTCCAAGAGTTGTACGACAAGGTAGATGCTAACGTTGACTTTGACGTTGACAAAGTAGGAACAACAGTGTAGTATAGATTATGGACAAAGATTCAGCAACGCATATGCTCCGACAATCAATCGAAAGCATGGAAGAAAAGACAATGGGTATTGAAGACAATACCCTACGTTGTAAATATAACGAGGATCAAGGACTCAAGGATGCTATGGATTATATCACTAGCACCTATAAGGGTCACTACACCTCAGATAAGACCAACGTACAGACTCTAGATCTTATCGAAGCAGTGGGCGATGCTCCTGCTTTCTGTCGTTCAAATGCTATTAAGTATTTGTCTCGATACGATAAGAAGGGATTCCCTAGCAGGGACATTCTTAAAGCAATTCATTATTGCGTACTCCTATATCATTTTACAGAAAAAACACGTGAACACACAGAACCCTATGAAACTTTCTGATCGCACTATTAGAATCTTGACTAACATGTCAAAGATCAACAGGTCGATTCAATTTAAAGAAGGAAATGAGATTTCTTCTTTATCAATCCAAAAGAATGTTCTTGCTAAGACACCTGTCGAGGAAACATTCCCACAAGACTTTGCCATCTATGATCTAGATGAGTTTCTCAAGGTCATGAGTCTTACTGATAACCAAGGAGATCTTATCTTTAGTAATGACGCATACGTTACTGTCAAAACAGACAGGACTACAGCAAAATATTTCTTTGCTGATCCTTCTATTGTACAGCAACCTCCTGCTGAGTTTCCAGAGTTACCAAGTATTGAATGTGAGTTTGATTTGAGTATTGGTGATCTTAATAAGATCAGAA